GCCAATGTCATCTTAAACTCCCACAAAGCACTCTCGTTACCAAACTCATCCGTAGTAATACACGGAATGTCCAAAAACTCCCACTCATCGCCTTCCGTTTCCTTCAAATACCCTATCAAGTCCCTTGAATGTAATCTCTGACCAATAACCACTATTGGTGTGTCCCTACTATTAGTCCTTGACCTAATAGTGTTCTCAAAACGCTCATTAACCCTCTCCCTCTTTAAATCTGATAATGCATCGTCAGGTTTCAAAGGGTCATCAATAATTATCGCGCCAGCAAACTTACTCTCACCAATACTATTCATTGCATCGCCTATCTCTCTGTCAACCTCTCCAGCTCCCATACCTGTTATCTGTCCTCCAGTTGCAGTAGCATAAACCATTCCACCTGCAGTAGTCATCCACTTAGCCTTACCAGCACTACTCTTGCTCAACTCAACATAAGGAAATATCCTCCTGTAAATCTCACTATCAACAAAATCCCTTACCGTTTCACTATTGTCCTCAGCCAAACTACCAGAATAACTCAAATGTATAAACTTACTAGCAGGATTAAAAGCTAAACCCAACGCTATAAAGTTTTTTACAGCAAGTTCGGTATTATGTGTTAATATTAAATCTTTAGTTATTGCAAATAAACTGTCTTTAGCACTTACTTTAAAACATATCGTTTCGCTATCATTAATCTTTTCTATGCTTTGTATAAATCTTCTTGGTTTTAATCTCGCATTATACTTCGGCATTAAGTTTATTTTTCTCTCTAATTTAAAAGGAACTAATCCATCAGGCAATCTAAAACTAATGTCGTAATAAATTCCTAATTTCATATAAGTTCTATGAATACCACCTAATGAATTTATTAAATATTTTATTCCATCAGCTAATTTATCACTCTTTGTAGAAAAAGAAACATTCCCATTCTTATTACAAGTTCCATCTGTGTCCATTAAACCTTGCAATAACTCTAATCTGTCACTAATACTTGAAAATAAATAATCATTAGGAATATGCTTATCACCTAACAAATTATAACTTCTTAACAACTGAATAAAATTACTCTTAATTCCAAAAGTATAAGCTCTACCACTATTTTGATGCGTTCTAATACCTTCTTCGTAAACTTTAAAAAAAGCATCCTTTATCTCATCATCCATAGTAGTAAACTCTGCCTTGTAACTACTACCGTCCCCCAACCAACACCCTAACAAATAAGGTGGTATTTTTAAATCATTTTCATTAAAAGCATCTATGTTGTTTTTTACAATAGGTATCTGCCATTTCTTCCTTCCGTCAGTAGCGTATAAATCATTAATCAAATCTTTAGTTCGTTTTACCTCACTATCTTTTCTATCTCTATTCTTAACTTCCCACAAATGCTCCGAACAAACTTTGCAAATACTTCCATCACTAAAAGTGATTTTATATAAATCAGTTATACCCTGCGGATAAATACCATCAATTTTAGTAAACAAGCCATTACTCCCCAATAACCTATCAGTTATCAAAATATCAATAGCTTTCTTAAATCCACTATCAGTCAAGACTTCCGTATCAATATCAATAGCTTTCCCGAATCGTGGCGCAATACTAATCGCCAACTTCTTACACTCTCCTCGCAAAACCCTATCCAAAGCATCGCATATAGCAATATGATGACTGTTAACCACAAAACCCCTACCAAACCTCTCCTTGAAAAAATACTTAGTGAAATTTAATGTACTACTCATCAATGTAGCCTGTACCAATCTAAGCTTATCATCTATACTCTCAACCATAAACAATTTTTATCCACCAAATTTATAAAAAATTTTTTCCGCAACATCACTTTTTTATAGCCATATCTTAAAAAATATTTTGGAGGGGTATTATGCCCTCCCACGTAGGCACTTCAAAAGTTTCTATTCAATAGCCCCTGTGGTGTGGTCTAGGTATTGCGCAACCCTGCACCCTCTTGAATAGTCCGTCATTAATACTGCAACCGCAAACGTATGTAGTAACATCTATAATCGGCTTACTGCTTAATGTGGTCTTAGCACTAGTAGGCAGTGGCTTCACGTTGTTTTTGGACTTAACATCCATCTCAATAGAAATTTGATACAACAACTCGTTAACCTTTGCCCTCACTGCTTTATAGCCTTCCTTTGGTAGTCTAAATGTAGTTAGCACTGTACCTCCTTTAAATTTACTTTGTTTCATTTCGTATATACATTTCAACAAAGATAGTTATAACGTATATACGTTTAAGAGTTACTTATTAACATGGTACACCTTATTCCTTCAACTGGTTAAGCATTACATTGATTTGCTCTATCGTTAGTGGCTGAAGCCCTTTCAACTCGCCGTCAATAGTAACCTTGTCCCCGTACTTCTTCGGGGCTATCTTAGATAATAACCACTTATCCGCATCCATTATAAGCCTATCACGCTGTACTGCCACTGGGTTAGGCTTAACATTGCCTTCACTGTCCGTATAGAAGTCATTGCTACGGTTATGACTTACTTTAGTGATGCGTTCAGCTATTACGTCAGCTTTGTACTCCAGCGCGCGCGTGTATTGTTTCAAGAGATTAGCATCGCTATCAATCAACTTATAGAATGCGTTTATATCAATGTTATCGATTGTCTTGATTGCTTTGTTAACTCCATATCCTTTTTGTGCTATTAAGTTTATGACTTCTTTTGCTGCATTGGTTTGAATAGTTAGTACTTCATCTGGTGGTACTATTACGCCGTTTATGCGCTTTCCTCTTTTGTTAGGTGATTTCATTTGTGTATCTTTTTTGGTTCCTGAGGACAAAATTATAGTTTTTCTAATTTAGTTAATGCGTTTACTTACTTTTTTTAGCTTCTTTGGAAATGTAGGTATTACATAATTGTAAGGTTTTTACATTGTTAATTTGTAGTGATTATGTAGTTTATCTATAAAATAGTGCATTTCATCGATTATTTATATATTTATTATAATTAATTGTAATAAGTTATAATTAATTCAAATAACCGTTGTATATTTGTAATGTAGAAAGGAAGTAATAATACTAACATCTACCAAAATCAGGAAACGCTCCTTTGTATAAAGTCATAAAATGCGGATAAGTAAGATGTGACTGTAAGAGCATCAACTCGACAAGAGTATAACTGCGGGTGTCGTTACTCAGGAATAAGCGGGATAAAGTCCGAATAAGTCCGAAACGAGGTAGTTTAACAAATAGTTTTACGCCTTACTGTCCGAAAGTGTGTGCTTTCGCTGATGATGGCTTAAAATAGCCGAAACAGTAAAAAAACATTATTAATCTAATCTTTCTTTATTATGACACCAAAAATGGAATTAAAACAAGTTAAAAACGAAAAGATTTTATCTTTTGTCAGAAATCATACTAACGACGAACTTTTTGAAAGATTAAGCGTTATTTGTAATGATATTAAGCAAAAAAGTAGACTTTCTAAGTTCTACTACATACAAGAAGTTTTAAAGGAAAGAGTACGTTCTGGAGCTTTAGAATATAATCTTTTTAGACAAAAAATTGACGTTTTAAGATTAAAATTCTAACAGATGACTCTAAACCGTCGTTATCGTTTTGTTCAATTACATTCTTTTTATTGCAATATTGAATTATAACAAAAAGCCGTTCGCCTTTAGCGTGGTCATTTGATTGATAAACGGCACTAACTTTTAAAAATTAACATTATGAGAACTGCTTACAAATTAATCGGAAAAGATGAAAATGGAAATGAAACTTTAGTATCTAATAATACTGGAATAGTTTCAGAAAAAAATGCAGCTTTTAACAATTTAAAAGAAGCGTTTGAAGCGTTTAACAATTTAGATTCTTCAGTTTTAGAAAAAGATTGCTTTTTTGAATTGGTTAAATTAAATGAAGATAAAGAAATAGAAGATTGGACAAATGAAGAATTAGATTCTATTGGCTGGAAAATAAATACTTGGGTAACAAAATCTAACTAATGAAAAAAATACTTTTAATACCAATTTTAGGGCTATTTTATAGCTGCACAACTTCAGAAATTGAAGTTAAAAATCAAGCTCCTGAACTTTACCCAACGGAAACTTGTCAATTAACTTGGCAAGGTGATGGAAAGTTAATTTTAATTGATAAAAATCATTCTGTTAATGATACTATTGTAAAAAGTAGTTTAAATGGTTCAAGTGAAATTGAATTAATTAAACGTGGTTATTATGAACTAAAAATAATTAATAGTACTACTATTTACGTTTCAATTACTAATCCATCTAAGGAAGTCGTAAATTTTGAAGGAGACACAAACGGTTTAACACTACAATTTTTTAATAAATAGAAAAAATGAAAGCATTAACCCAACAACAAAAGAAACTAATCAAAAACGCCTTACAGTATGTTTACGATAGCAAATTAGACAGTATTAAACAAAATTCAAAGATACTTACTGATGAAGAAAAATCTTTGATTGTAGCTAAAGCAAATGAATATTTCGATTTACAGAATTATTTTGATTAATTCCTAAAAATATCAATATGAATAAAAGAGAACAGATTTTAGCGCATAAATTAGTTGTGCTTTCAATGCTTCTGTTGGAAAATTTGGATGAAATGAAACCAACAACACAACGAATGACAAAAGT